TCTTCCATGTCTTCGTCGCCTTCTGGCTTGTCTTCGCCTTTTAGTTCGTCAAATTTTGCTTGAAGTTCGTCAACAATAGATTCTAGGTCAGTAAATAATTCTTCTTCAGATTTTTCACCTTCTTCGCCACCTTCTAAATCTTTTTCAAGATCGTCAGTAGCGTCGCCGCCCATTGCGTCCATTTCATCGTCGCCTTCTACGGCAACTTCTTCAAATTCTTCGTCAACTTCTTCATCATCTGATGATTCGTCAACTTTATCTTCTTCTGCGTCATCATCCTTAGATGCTTCATCAACTGCTTCGTCTTCGTCTTTTTCCGCAGTTTCATCGACTTCTTCGTCGTCAGTCATCTCTTCTTGGATTAAATTTTCGTAAATTTCTCTTGATTTTTCTACAACGTATTCGTGGAAAAGCTCTTCCGCTTTACCTTGCTCGTCGTTGACCAAATGCTCTAACATTTGCTCTAATTTAGTCTTGTCGGCCATGTTATAATCTCCTTTTTAATTGGTAAGGCTGTTTCGTTATGTATTTACATTATTGTTATAAAATCAGGGTTAAATGGTACTTTTTTGAGCCATTTTATCAATATTCACAGCATTTTGGAATGTATTTTCAAAATCCTGTGCTGATATGTGTTTGAGATTGCCCTGTTGGGGTCCTAGTTTGTCCGGTATAAATCCGCCCGGTTCTATGATTCTGTAGAATCTAGTATGGGCAAATTCCTTGATAACCTTCTCTGTTTGGCTCAACCAATTGCCAAAATAGGTAGCAGCATCTCCCGATTTCTTGTAGTTAAATGTGTCAGCATACACATTATTAAATTTACCATTCAATCCCTGGTAATCAAAACCCAATATATAAATGTCCTTGTGTCCGTTGGACGCTGCGAACCATAGTGCTGTTGGTCCGCTTGACCAACCCTTGTGTGGGCTAAAAAAGTTAATTCCGTTCTTGGTTTTTATGCCCTTGTTGGGATTGGTCCATATATTTCCTTTTTGATTGTATCCAGCATCAATGATTTCGTTTACCATCTTTACATCAACTGCTACTAGATAATGGGGATCAAATTCTCTATAGACTGCGTTACAGGCATATACCACGCCCTTATCCATCAGTGTTTTTGTGTCAAATTGAAGCCTGCTAGTACCATTGCCTAGCACGAATGCGGGTTGACTGTGTGATTTATTCTGCTGCTTCAACTGGAGTACCGTACATTTGTCTAATGAAGCCCATTTCTGACTGTTTTTCAGCCTCGTGTGCTTCTGCTTGTAATCTCAGTTGATTGATTTGGCGCAAGGTTAGTTTGATCTTCCTAGTGTCATCCAAATTCAATACAGAACTGTCATTGCTATTGTCGTATCTACGATCAACAGCAAAGTCATTGATTTGGTCATTAAAATATAAAAATTCTCTAAGAAGCATACTACTATTTATTATTGAGGTTCAGTTTCTGCCGGAGGTTGCTCTGCCGCGGCTGCTGCTTCCGGAGACGTTTCTGCTGTTTGTGCTGCTGCGTCTGCCTGAATTGCCGCTGGAGTTATTCCCGCCCCTCTCAATTCTCCCGCTGCGTCGGTACCGCTTGGAACTCCAGTTGTGTTTTCTTCTCTCCACAATCTTTCGTTTTCTGCGATCTCCTCCTGAGATAAACCTAGGTATCTCTTCATGGCAAATCTCTTGCTTAGATGAGGAACTGCCTGAAGTACCTGGAATATGTTTGCTCTGGTTGTGTCTAGCTCTGCCTGTCTGTAAGCAGCAAAGTTTTGAGGTGGATTAAATTTAAGTTCAAATAGGCTTGAATCTATGTTATATCCGGCACCACTTAACCAATATTTAAATTCTTTATCAAACGTTTCAACTATAATGCTCTGTAATCTTTCACAATATTTGTTGAATCTTAATTCTTGAATGTATGCTGTACCCACTTTACCATCGCTGATCGTGTTTGGTTGTTCATCAATTGCTGTTGGCAAGTAAGAAGCAGGAATCCTTAAAGCACGGAATAGTTTGTTTGTAAAATAACGTAGGTCTGTAATTTCGCCTAGGTTAGTACCACCCGGTAATGTTTCAACTTTAGATCCACGCCCTTCTGCTGTTTGTGGGAAGAAGTAATCCTCGTTAGTCGACAGCGGATTGTATGAAGCATCAATTACGCTTGTGCCTCCACCCGTTGAACTTGGAATACGTCTCTGTTGAATTTCGTTCTTGACCTTTTCAACGAATGACATTGCCATGTGTGCTGGCATGTTACCCACGTCAACGTAAAAAATTCTACGTTCCGGAGCACGCTGGATACGATAGATAATAATCGCATCTTCTAATAATTCTTTTTGTTTGTATACCTTGAATACACTTTCCAACAATGAATTACCAAAAGGATAATTGTTATCCAATCCTTCTGACAATGAAACGTGTACCACGTTATTGGCATCAATGGTCACTTCATTCTGAGCATTTTGAAATCTTGTTCCAGGAGTTTGGGCAACGTTTCCAACCATGCCTCTACCAAATCCGCCACCGCTGGTGTATGAACTTGTTCCGCTAGGAGATGTGTTTGTTGTTCCGTGTGGTGTTGTAGCAACTAAGTTTTTAAAATTGAAATTGATGTCCTTGATAACATACTGTTCAGGGATCTTTCCTTCACTTTCATTAACAATAATTTTTGAAACTTTGGCAGCATCAACAAATAATAATTTCTTGGTTTCGGGATCCCTAACAAAGAAACAATCTCCGTATTTGAATGTGTTTCGAACAATTCTAAAAATTCTATTTTCAAATTGCTGTTGCTTGGTCCATTTTTGTAATGCTTCTTTTAATAGTTTTGTTTCAGTATTGGTTGGGGCACCCCTAAAATAAAAATGGAAGGGTGTTGAGTTTTCCTTGTCCTTGCCAGTACAAAACTCAGCCAAAATGTCTAGAGCAGCATTAACCTCAGAATCCATGTCCATTGTATCATACTGCATGTATCTTTCTATTCTGTTTGGAGCACCAGCATATACATCAGGAAGATAGGATGAATAATTGGATCTAGCAGGGCCGGCTCTGCCGCCTCCGCTAATTGGGCTAAAACTTCCTCCCTTGTTATCTATTTGAACGGGTGTAAAATATTTTTTCCAACTCATTTATTTTTCCTATTAGTACGAATGAACGTTACTCTTATCTCTAGCAGTATTTGTTGCTATTTTCCTTGATATATCTACTTCGGCCGCAGCCAATTGTACCAATCTTACCATGTTACTATTTAATTCAACTAGCATATCCTTGCTTGAAGAAGTGGTTTGGACTGCGGTGCTGCCTGTGGATGTGACTGCGGTACCGCCACCACCGGCGGCAGGTGCTGCTGCTTTGTCCGGTGTAACAGCAGACACTACCTGGCTCTGTGTTGGAACAAAGGCGCTCTTTTGTTGTGCCGCTTCCTGTTTGAGAAGTGCTATGGCATCACCGTAGTTTTTAGTTCCGCCCAATTGATCTTTGGTTATGTTGTTTAATTGGTTAACATTATCTCCCAACAAAGTGGTAGCCTGACCAATTGGTTGTAGGTTCATTGTTCCAATGTCGAACAATTTTCTCTGTAACTTTAATGCGTTTTTCTTATCTTCTTTTAGTTTTTCTTCTTTTGCGTCAAATTCGTCAACGTAGCCCTGAAGTATCAGTTCGGATTTTCTAATTCTTTCCTTCTTGATTTCTTCAGCCTGTTTTCTTTCATCATCAATTCTTTTTCTATTTTCTTCTTTCTGAGCATCGCTGAATCCTCCCATCCATCCCGGAATGGCAGATAGAATTTTGTGCCACAACTCCTGGAAGCCAAAATAGAAGAAATTGGATATGTCATCAACTAGATTAAGGAAACCAGTTTTCACTGATTCGTAGAGATATTTTACTCCCTCCACGCTAAATGCAAACTTAAAGGACTTCCAAAGTTTTGGTAGATTCTCCTTGAGAGTATCTAGTGCTTTTGACACGCCTGGTATTTTAAGCAATAGGCCAACGGTATGATCATACAACCACACAAATCCATCTATGACCTTTCCTATGGCCCATCCCAAGAGCTCAAACACGTTGCCCATGAATGATCCCACCTCTATCAGGACGTTTCTAATCCAACCAAATCCTCCTATGGCGTCACTAATTCTAGTCCATAGATTTTTCAAAGGAACCAACAGGTGATCAACACCTCTCATCAGCCCTTCAAATGCTACCTTGACTCCAAATATTGCTCCCGAAAGCACATTTGAAATTATGTCAATGAGCGTGGTATAAACTGTCTTTAGGGTATTACCAGCATCGGTCATGCCCAGTATGCTTCCTAACAGGAGATTGCCAACGTCGACCATCATGTAGAAGAATGGCACCACATAGTTCATTACTAGATTGGCCATGACCTTGAACGCTTGCATCATGATTGGTAGAACGTTACTGCTGGCCAGTGCTAATAAAAACTGATTGCTAAGGGCTGCTAAATCTGCCTTGGCCTTGTTGACCATTTTGTTATAGTTGTCAGTTGCCTCTGCGGCCTTGTCCTGTGCCTTGGCACCGCTTTCCATGGCGCCGGATTGTAATTCTCCCATAGTGGCGATAGGCTGTAGAGCCTCGGCTAAATCACCGCTTGCCATGATTGCGCTGCCGGTTGTATCTAGCAATCTTTTCCTATCGTTCATGCTGGCTTGACGTATAACATCCATTTCCCTATTACTAATTGCTTCCCCTTTATTAAATGCTGTTCTAGCATTGTTCAGGTTAGCCATGGTATCTCCCATCGCAAAACCCATTTTTCTGTTTGCGTCTGTGGTCAACGTGGAGTTCATTATGTAATCTTTTATGAATGGCTGCATTTGCTTGGGATAGCTCTGAACCAAGTTCATGGCAGAGGCACCAGCAATCGGTCCAACCTTGTTTAGGTAGGCCTGCCATTGAATATTAAGAAGCATTTGTTTTCTTTCTTCTTCTTTTTCTTTTCTGCTTTCTCCTGTTACCTTGGCAAGTAGGTCTATCTCTTTAAGATACTTTTGCGATCCCTGAATTAGTTGTTGGTCGGTCATATTCTGCGCATTGCCAAGTATACGTTGGTTACGAGCGTAATTTAATAATCCTTCGTTGAGCGTTTCGGTTGAATATCCCAATGCGTAAAGATCTCTGCTGCTATCTCTCAGTGACTTGGACAGCCTTCCAAATCTCTGTGCGCCAGTATCTGTGTTCACTCCCAATGCTGCCAATGCTGCGCCATTGTTTGCCATCAAACCAGCAAACTTGTCTAGTTCCATTCCAGCGCCAGCCGCTGCTCTAACCATGTTATTAATACTACCGCCAAAGGAAGCACCTGATTGTGCTGCCGTTGCTATGGAAGACACCATCTTTTCTGCGGCTCCGGCAACTGCTCCAAACACATCTGCCAGCACGCCACCAACTATCGGAATCTTTCTAAAAATTTCTGCTGCGGATGTAAGGCTGTCTCCAACGTTGGCAAAGTCTGCTATAAGTTTTGCCGCGCTGCCTGCCAGATTCATAAACGTTTTGGCTATTTTTACCGCTCCGGTTATGGCCAATCCAATTCCTTTGCCTAGAATGCCAAAAGAAAATCCCAGTGCTTTACTAGCAATGCGCATGACATTAAAATTTTTGGCTAGAGATAGCGGTCCATTTCCACCTGACCCGCCACCAGAACCGCCACCAGAACCGCTACCACCACCACCACGACCTTTCATTAGATTAACTAATTCTCTCAAGGTGGATTCAGTAGCCGCATTTTTGGCTTCAACTAGTCCAATACCTGGTATATCTACTTGTACGGTTGCCATTCTTTATTTTCCCTGAAAACTGCGCATATAAATACAGTTACTATATAATGTATTTATTGGAGATAAAATGGACGAAAAACAAACAGAAGTTGCTACTGAACAAATAGCTCAGCCAACGGTTAAAAAGAACCCTTTAGCAGGCTATTACAGGCAACCTAAAGTATATGTAAAATTACCTTCAAACGGAAAATTTTACGCCAAAGGTTCATTGGATGTTAGCTCTAACGGCGAATATGCTGTGTATGCTATGACAGCCAAGGACGAATTGATGTTCAAGACTCCAGATGCTCTGTTATCGGGTCAAAGCACTGTGGAAGTTATTAAGAGTTGTGTTCCTTCTATACTTGATCCGTGGGTAATGCCCTCAATAGATTTAGATTTTTTATTGGTTGCTATTAGGGTAGCAACGTATGGTTCAAAAATGGAAGTTAATTCCAAGTGTCCTAAGTGCGATGAAGAATCAAAATATGATGTTGATCTTAGTTCGTGGATTGGACAGGTTGGCACCTTTGCTTATGAAGAACAGATTGAAACTGGAGATTTGAAATTTTATGTTAGACCTTATACCTATAAGGAGATGACAAAAACTCAAATTAAAACCTTGGAGCAGCAGAAAATTTTTAATATCGTGGGAGATGAAAAACTTTCCGATGAGGAAAAAATTAGACTCTTTAATGAGAGTTTCGTTAAGTTAACTTCGTTGACTGTTGAAATTATTGCTGACTGTGTTATAAAAATTGTAACACCTGACGGTGAAACGGAAGACAAGGACCAAATTAAAGAGTTCGTAATGACTGCCGGTAAGGAACATTTTGATTCTATAAGCAACCATCTTGCCAAGATGAAAAATGAAATAGAATTCAAAGCACAACACGTACAATGTGGTTCATGTAAGCATGAATTCGAAATGCCAATTACCCTTGATCAATCAAATTTTTTCGCAGCAAGATCTTAACACTATCCTTGCCGGAGATCTTGCGCGAAGCAGAGCAAATGGACAAGGAGGTCAAGGCTATAAAGAAAGAAGCACTTAAAATGTGCTGGTTCATGCGCGGCCTATCCTATGCCGAAGTCATGAATATGAGTTATGATGAACGAGAAGTTGTTGGAGAAATCATAAAAGAAAACTTGGAAACTACCAAGAAAACCAGTTTACCGTTCTTTTAATATTTTTTTAAATTTTGAAGCAACTGTTTAAGTTGCTTTGATTCGTGATCCATTAAAGCCTCACCCGCAATTACCTTTTCCAATCCTTTCTTAAGGTGAGTTGTTTCTATATTTTTCATAACTGGAGAAGGAACAGTAGTGTGTGTGGGAGTTTCTTTTTTAGATGGTTTCTTTGAAGGCTCGGATCCAATTCCTCCCTTGGCTAATCCCCATCTTACTCCCGATACAAAATCTGAAGCCGCTGACTTAACGCCCTTTGCTGTTGCCTTGATGGCATCAACTGGGCCTTCTGCTATTATTTGATTAATTTTCATTATGCTGCCAACATTTTTTTAACGTTATCAACAACCTTTGGACCTCTCTGTTTGATATCGTTAGCCAATGCCTTTATGTCAATTGGTCGATTGCCTGCGCCGCCCTGTTGTGCTTGAGCAGCCTGTTTAAAATCTGCTGGTGCTCCTGGAGTGTTTGCTGCCTTTTGTACATTGTCGGTTGGCTTGTCGGTGCCGGAGGTTGGAGTACCGGCATCATCAGTTCCACTCTTATCTGTTGTGGTCGTGGTTGTTGTAGTATCAGTGCTTGTTGAACTATCGCCACCACCTGTTCCACCAGTCGTTGAAGTGGAAGTCGTGGTTGTTGTACTTGTAATTGGATTGCCAGTTTTGTCTTTTAATGATGTTTTTGGAACATTGTAAGTTTTATTTTTGGCATCCTTGATGGAAAGTTTATTCTCGTCACCATCTTCTGATGGACCAACTATTGTTCCTTTCATTTCTTGGCCTTTCTTCGTGGTGAAACTAATTTCGCTTCCTTTTTCGACACCCTGTTTTTCTAATTCCTTGGTTGCCGTAAAATCTTTTTCTACCTGCTTTTCTTCTTCAGGTGAAAGTCCTCTTCCCTTTCTCATTGCGGCATTTTGTTTTGCTTTACCAAGATCATCGGAAGTATCAGTTGCTGCTGGTTGTTTCTGATCAACCTGATCACCTGAATCACCCGCTGTTGTGTTGGCTGGTGCTGTGTCCGCTTTTTCTGCTCCTGGTTCCAAGTCAGCATCTGGAGCATCAGTCTTTTCTTTGCCCTGTTCCTGATCTGCCTTTGCCGCTACCGGAATCTGCATTGAATCATATGTGCTTTTGATGACATCATCATTAACGCCAAGGCTCTTAATTATGTTGTAAATTTCTTCAGAATCAGTCGGTGATCCTGCTTTTTTCCAAGCAGAGTTTAATTTTTCTGCTGTTACTTTTGTGGTAACCTGTTTGGCTGCTCCCTTGATAGCACCACCAACTGCCTTGGCACCTTTCTTGAGTGCATCAAGTGGACCTTCGTTGATCGTTTGTCTGTTGTAGTGTGCGAGTGCATCAAACACGCTTTCAAACATCAATTTGCTTTCCAGCATGTGTGTGTTTACTTTTTCTAATCGATTAAACAACAGATAAATTTGTCCTTCTGAAAGTTTCTGACCTTTGTATGCCTTGCTTTCCTTAGGTGCTTCGCCGCCTTCCAGTTCTGCTTTTTGTTCAGGACTGATTGGTTTAGCCTTGTGCATGTCCTTGGCATCGTCATCAACAGTTTGCATAGCACCCTGTGCCGCTGCTCCTGCTGCTCCTCCAATGCTTTGTATTGTTTCCATTGCTTCGTCTGCATTGTCAAGCACGGCAATAACTGCATCTAACTGATCACCTGTTAATGCATCTCTAGGAATGTCTGCTATGGTTCTTGCAAGTGCGGTTAGGTCTGCGTTTGCTTGTTGTGTTGTTGCTAGCCAGCCGTGTAATTCTCCTGCTGCTTTGTAATACTCCGGACTAAATGCTTTTGCGTTTGACGCCGCTGATGCTAATTGTTTATACGTTGCAACCTGATCGGCAGTCATTGTCAAATCGTAATTGTAATAAAATGCATTGATGTTGCCCGACAGTTCTAAATTCTGTGCTCCGTCCAGCACACCCTTGCCCAATCCTGAATCTGCAACGGCCTTGTCCACGGCAGCCGTAAAGTTTGCCTTTTCAAAACCATTTATCATGGCGTCTGCTTCTGCTTCACTGCCAATGACAATGTTGTCAATGATGTTATCAGTTATGCCCTTGATTGCCGCACCAGCAAGAGCACCATAGGCTGCTGTCTTGATTGATTTGCCCACTGCCGTTGAAAGTTTTTGTCCCTGTAATAAATCCTTGGTTGCTCGTGCAAGGAAACCCGCAATGGCACCGCCCAGTGGTCCACCAGCAACTGCTGCCGCTGCCGTTAGAATACCAACCGCGATTGAAGCCTTGCCTGGATTTTCTTTTGCCCAGTCCGAAACTGCCTTGACCGCATTAACTACCTTGCTGTCCTTTGAACCAATCTTTTGTTTTAGTTCCTCAAACTTAGCGTCTGCATTTTTTACTGGACCAGCCTTTTGTACCAATCCACCGAGCTTGTTAATTTGTGTATCAATCCACTTGACTGCCTCAACGGGAAGTTTTGCGACATCAACTGCCTTGCCGGCAATGGTTCTGTTTCCGCCTGCGGCAGTTGCTCCCTGTTCAATTCCTGTGAATAAATTCTTAATTTGGTCCTGAGATAGATTTGCTTCAAACACATACTGTTCAATTCTCGCTACCCAAGGATGAATTTGTTTCTGTTCAAATAGCGTCCATGCCGGATCGTTCCATCCTTCCGTGATTAATTTTCTGTCCTGTATGTGTCCTAATCTCATGATATTAATCCCAGCAGTTGTTGTTTTTGTTTTTGATCTAATTTTTTAATTTGTGCTTCAATGTCCTTGGGAACTCCGGTAATTCCTAGCCCTGATTTTAATCCTGCCACGAATCCACCCGCTCCTCCCTGGCCCGATACCGCCGGCGCCTGTCCGGCTCCCTGCTTATCCATTCCGCCGCCCTGTGCGTATTTGTCGGCAACCGCTCTAAGGAAAACGTTATCCAGTTGTCCTCCACTGAGTGCTTCCATGACGGCTTGCTTGTTGCTCCAATCAATGCTGGCTGCTAGTGCCGTGGTTGCCTTTGGTTGGTCTTTTGCCATGGCCTGATTGTAGCCAGCCTTTGCTCCTGCTGCCACATCCTTGGCGGTATCCGCCGCCGCGGTAGCGGCTTTGCCCACGCCCTTGGCAACAGCGGCCGCACCAGTCCCTATAGCGCCACCCACCTTCTGTGCCATGGTAGGCTTTTTCATTTCTTCCTCTGCGCCCTTGGTCGGGTAACCCCGGCTCTTGAGCCATTGTACAACAACTTCTGGATCAGCAACCTGTCGGCTCTGTCCAAGATAGCGCATGAATTCTTTCTTGAGATTGTTGGCTTCCTCGCCAGTCTGTAATTTGCCCTGTGCCTTGCTGCTTCCCAACTTGGCCATTGCCTTGTTGCCCAATTTGCTCAGCATGCCCATGGGTGCTTCATCTAGTTGTTGTTCTATCAGAATTTCGTTTAAACGCATTGAAAATTGTCCATTACTTTATTAATGTAGTATTTATGTTCGAAACACTGTTAAGAGAGATCTAAAGATCTCTTGCGTTTTCGCTTTCGCTCAACGCATTTTTCTCCCCATGAACTTTTGAGACACTTATTATATAGTGGAAGAATAACTGCGAAGCAGTTTTAGCATCATCTAGATTGTATGGTCACAATTAGCCCGTTGCCGGGCCAAAGGTGTGTTTTGAACATCATCTGAGTTCGCACAGTCACAATAGCATTAGAACTACAAGATTGTATAATTTACAATATTTTACACAAAATTCTAATATATTTTGTATATTGTACAACCTAGCGCAGGCGGTTATCCGGTACCTACTCATTCCGTCTTAGTATCTTACGTACAACGGCAGTTATGTCTTGAAATGCTATCTCCAAGCATAACCTGTGGGAATGACCCACTCTTTTAGCCTATTCGTTACTTTATTATTACACAGCAAACCGGTTGTTTTAGGCATATCCGATCGTCGTCCTGTTAAGGATAGTGCTGTTGCCACTCCGCCGTTACCCAGAGAATTCCTTACCGTGCGACATCACCACGGATTTCGGGCACCATATCAGTTGCCGGTGCGGGCTTAATTAACGGTTTGTACTGCCTTAGAGTATTTTTTTGAGGTGTTCTTTTAGAATTTTGGAACCGCCCACTCGCACGTTGATTATTCCATTGTAATAATCGTCTGTTTCCAGCACCCTGCGATCAAACTGTTCCTTTGCCTCTAGATAACTTAGTACGCCTTTGCTTGGACAATAGTGAAGAATTTCTCTCGTAAACTTTTCTTCGCCTAGTTTTGCTACGTCTTCCAGTAGATTGTCCGAGGAGCCCCAATAGTCTCTCCAATCGCTTTCAACTGTTGAACGTCTTTTGTTTTTTCTGCCTTTTAAAGGTGGTCTAGTTTTTTTGAATTGAGCAAGTTTCTTGCCTATGTATTTTCGCCCGTTAGTGAGATTTGTTATCAAATAGACAAAGCCAATGATTCCTTCCGGTATTTCATCAACAATTTTGTTATTATGTGTCCATTTGTGAGTCGTCATCAATGTTACTTACTTTCGACGGTCGACCCACCATGCCTTTTCTGGCTTCCTTTCTTTCCTGCCTCTTATCTTGAATTTCTGTGCGCCTTAAACTTGCAAAATTACGTATCTCTGATAGCCAAAAGCGAGCCTTAATTCCGGCTTCGTCACTTCCCTTGTATTCAAATCTTTCCTGCCATTTGAAATAATTTTGGAATGCCTCTATCATTTTATCGTGATTATCAGTGCTCATAACCAATTTGGTCCTGTGACAAAGTATGCCAGACTGGACCTTGTTCCTTTTGTTACGGGAGTAACTCTATGCGGAACAAAACTTGGAAAAACTATCATAGATCCGATCTTATCAAACTTATCAATTGGATAAGGACCGTTTAAGAATAATTCAAACTTTCCTCCGTCATAGTCATTCTCGCTTAGATTTAGTAATGCTGTTAATTTTATATCGTACATTTCTCCACCAACATTATCAGCATGCCATCCATATTCAGCATCATCTTGTGAGTGATAATCTGCATAGTTGACAATATCAAAATCACAGGCAGAAAACAAGTTTAAACCGAAAAAATTTTTATTGATATCTTGAATGATTTGCCTAAACTTGTAGAGTTCTCTTGAAACCATTCCATAATCTACAATTTGCACCTTTGAAGTTTTTGTAACTCCTTGTGCAGGACTGTCAGAGGCTTTACTATTAATATTATTTTTAATCGCATTTCTTATGGCAGAACATTCTTCAACTGTGTGTGAATTTTCTACGACATAAAAGTGCGATTTCATTGCACAATCTCCACATCATTTGAGTATGAAGTAAATCCATTCTCCTTGATAACTTTTAACACGTGGTTGACACGCCCGGTTAAATCATCTCTGTGCGAAATTAGATACACGTTCTTGTTTCTTTCGCGTGTCATCTTCTTAAGAACACCTATGGCACTTTCAACACCAGCACTGTCCATGCCGCTATCAACCAATTCGTCAATGAACAATAGATTAATGGGGCTGTATAATGATTCCCAAACGTCACGGAACGCCCAACTTAGTGATAAAATGAGTCTATTTCGTTCGCCTCTACTGAGGTTATCGAAATCTAAGTCCTGTCCCAGTTGTGTAATAACCACCGTTAAATCGTTCTGAAATTCCACGATGTGCGGTAAACCAATCTTAGCCAAGTAGTAGGTTAGGCGCTGATTCAAGTATGCTAGATTCTGCTCAATGATCTTCTTACGAACGAAAGAATCCTTGTTTGTAAGCAGTTTGTATAGGAAGTCCTGATGATCCTTGACCTTGGCTAATTCGTTCAACTTATCAAAGTTTAATTCCTGAATGGCAGTTGATTTTAATTCTTCAATTTGCTCGGTGTAAGGATTCTCCTCGTTTTGTTTTTTATCAAGTTCTTTCAGCAAACTCTCAACTGTATTCCTATGGTTGTATGCTTCTTCAACACCATCATACTGCGTTACTGGACAATTTTCTAGTTCTCCGATATCCTTTACAACTTTTGAGTGTTCTTCGTATTGTGTTTCGTTAGATAGCAGTTGTAACGCCGATTCTTGCAACATTTCTTCCTTTTGTTTCTTAATTTCTTCCTGCTTGTTATCATGAATCTCCTGACCACACGCATAACACTCGTGTTTGTTAATGGATTCTAATTCTTTTTTGAGTTTGGAAATTAGTTTTTCCTGCTTTTCATTATCAGCAGTGATACTTGCCATCCAACGCTGTGCTTCTTCTAACTTTCTTTTCTTATCGTTGAAAGTTTCCCAACACTTGTGGGCAGCAATTTCTGCTTCAATGTCAATTTTTTCCAAGACAGCAATATTCTGTTCTAGTTCTTTAACAGATTGCTGTTTGTTATCTTCCCATAATTTTTGTTTGCGTTCCAGGCTTTCTATGTTTTGTTGTATTCTTTCGTTGGAAACCTTGATTGCTTCCAGTCTAGAGTTTTCTGCCGTGGCTTCGTCTCGATTGGCACGCATAAACTCTTTTAATTTTTCTGCTTTTTCTGATAGTAAGGTAATTCCTAGCAACTGTTCAATGATCATTCTTTGATCATTTGGCTTCATGGATAGGAAAGGTTCAGTGTATGTGTTCAACGCCACGAGATGCTTAAACATGTCATGGCTCATTCCAAACAATTCTTCAATGGCTTTCTGTGTTTCTCTACTGTCACCTTGGCTTTCATCAGTATCTGCCGCTTCCTGTTCAGTACCATTTACGGAAAATTTTAATATGTTTGGTTTTCTTCCTCTCTGTATGGAATAATCTATGCCATTCTTTTCAAAGTTGATGGTAACAAGCATTCCCTTGTTATTAATTTTGTTTATTAGATTGTCACGCTTAATGTTTGTAAGCGCATTACCGTATATGACATAACTCAGTGCGTTGACAATAGTTGTCTTACCAGTGCCGTTTCTGGAACCACTATCGTCGCCGCCCAAGTCAAGGTTTTCACCTAGTACAAGAGTTAGTTCTCCCTTGTCAAAGTCAATGGCTTGGGTTTGATTGCCCACGCTCATAAAATTTTTAACTGTTAAATCTTTTATTTTTATCATAACTCGTTATAAATCTCCACAAGCATTTTTTTATCTATGGTATCACTTTCGATAGAATCGATTTGATTCATAACAATAGTGTCCACACTCTCAAATGAAAGATCAATCGGATCGATATTTGACTCTACTTCTACTTTTTCTGGTATTAGCATTAATTCTCTTAGATTAAATTGTGGTATAAATTGTTCCTTAATAAAATTTGCTTCTTCAAAGGTAATTGGAACATCAATCGTAACTCGAGCATGCATTTTTTCTTTTAGGTGTTCTTCTGGTTTTTCTAGTAGTTGGCTCAACTTAAAAGTTCTATAAACAGGTTGCCCTGGCCAAGTCTTGTATTCAGGTTTGCCTCCCCACTCAAGTGTCATCATCCCACGCTCATCATCCCACGCATCTGCGTAGTTGTGTGGAAATGCGTTACCCATGTAGGTTACATTGCCTTTGGTCTGTCGCTTGTGAAAGTGTCCTGAGAAAACATACTCCTGATTGACAAAATGATTTGCCTGTAGTTCACCGTGGTCCGGCATCTCTACCATGGCGTTCATCTTGAAGTAGGGCAGTTCAAAGTGTCCGAACACGTATCTTGATTTAATGTCCTTGACAGTCTTCCATTCCTCACCAACCAACCACGGAAGCAGTGTTACTTCTCCTTCTGTGAATATTTTAGTGATAGGAACGATGTTAGGAAACAGTCGCATGAACTCAATGGAGTTAATTTCACGTTTGTCCTTGTAGAACAAGTCATGGTTACCAACCATGAAGTAGACCTTTTCGAAAGTGTTGTTTAGTCTTTCTAAATTGGAAACGGTATAGTTCATCGTGCTGACATCAGTGGTCGCACGATTATGGTGCCAATCACCCAAGAAGATACAGGTATCGGCATTATCTTTCTTTGCCTCTTCACAGAACCAAATGATGAAATCCTCACAATCTATATTGTGAATTCTGCTTCCGGATTTCATGCCAAAGTGTATATCTGTAAAACAGGCTGCTTTTTTAAATAACGGCATAATAAATTCCTCAGTTTATTTTACAACAATTGAAGTAATTTGTCAAGTGTTAGTCTTCGTTGTTAGTTTTTGTGCTTGGTTCAAATGAATGCATTTCACCGGGCTCTTTTCCGGAGTTTTGTCTAGTCCAACTTGGATTCATGCCGTTCATTTCGAGGATGTCGTCTCTAATGTTTTGATTGCGTTTTTCAATGTTGATAATACGTACAAATGAGTTTGTGACTGCCGCTGTGTAGTAAGCAAACGGGTTGTTTGATTTGCTTTCATCAAACTGTAGACCAATTTGAGCAAGTTGCAGTATTGCTTGTCCTTTCATTTCGTCATTGTAGGTGTATCCTCTCACGTTACCTCGGGTAGCATAGCGATCGCACAGTTTCATAAACATTCGAGCAAGATTGTTGGTCATCTGCCCAACCTTGGGATTGAATTGTCCATTTTCCATACCACCTTCCCAATGGCTCTTGCCAACGCATACTAGATTGCCCTTGGCATCAAATTTCCAATGTTGGAACGGAGGAAAGTTAACCTTGACGTGATGATCTGCTCTGCTTTTTTTGGTTTTTTTGCGTCCGGGCTCTTCCGGAATGTGTTCGAAGGTCATTATTCTAAAAATAACGTCTTCCTTATTGATCTTTTTGTAATCTATTTCAAAATTCTTAATTGGTTGCCGTTTTCCTGTTGATTGTACTGCTTGTTCGTGTGCCTGTTTTGTTAATCTTAGTGCTCTATTGCGCTTTGCTTCGGCCACGGTTCTTATGTTAATTTTTTCCAAACTTGGTAGTATGAGGTCATACTGATGGTATTCGGGGTCAACAAAAGAACAAAATGTGTTTTTGCTTAGATGTATTTCAGATAAAAGATCTTTGTTCGTTAGATACTTGATTTTTTCCATATGCAGAATTTTCTCCTAATATTTATTATAATAGCACATAATGATCAGAATAAATAGAGTAAAGATGGAGAAAATTTACCAAAATGTCTTATAGTCCGAATCCACAAGCAACATTAGTAGCCAATGTTAGCAACGCACTTCAAACGGCTGCGACAGAGTTAAACAACTCAGCACCGGCCGTTGACTCAGCCTTGGCCAAAGCACAACTTGATCTTAAGGTTTGGCAGGCCGGCGGAGGCTTTGCTTCAGAAAACTTTTCAGGAGTTCTCGATCAAGTACAAACGGGGATGGGAAATGTAAGTGACACAATACAATCGTTGGCACAGGCTGGAAATTTATCAACTGCTTTTGACACCGCAGGCTCAGTGGCAAGATCAGAGTCAAGCCAACTAGGAGGAGCAGTTTCCTCAACCGCAGCCCTTTCAAGCCTAGCGGAGAAGGTTGGTGGAAATTTAGCGACTGGAGTTAAAAAGGTATCAGGAGCATTAGCCAAAGGCGCAGGACTTATAAACGACTTTTTGGGGCAAAAGAGAGCAGCAAATTTACCACCAGGTGGAGAACTGATAACACAAACGTCTCCAGGGATAAAAATTACAGAAGGTGCCGCCGGCGATTGGAGAGTCAAGATCAATATCGCCGACTGGGGCATATTTGACAGTTACATATTTAAGACATTAGAAGAAACAGGCGGAGTAGTTTTTCCATACCAACCAACAATTACTTTTTCAACCAAAGCAAATTATGAGATGATTGAACCCATCCATAACAATTATCCTTTCATGGGCTACAAGAACAGCCAGGTTGATGAAATTTCGATACAAGGGCAATTTACTGCTGAAACAGAAAAAGATGCCAGTTATTGGATAGCCGCAACCACATTCTTTAGAACCGTGACTAAAATGTTTTATGGTAATTCAGATGAAGCAGGCAATCCTCCAATCATTTGTTTGCTCAACGGATATGGTTCAAGCATATTTGAAAACGTTCCGGTCGTTGTCAAGAATTTTACAATTACATTGCCTGAGGACGTAAACTATGTAAGGTGTGATGCTTTTGGTACTCTTACATGGGTTCCGATTTTAAGTACTATTCAGATAGGCGTACAACCTATATACAATAGAAGAGAATTAAGGCAGTTCAGTCTACAAGACTTTGCTCGTGGACGCATGACAGGATACTTATAATCATGGCAAGATATAGTTCAGCATCACCTTATTTTAAGACCAAGAATAATAATGTTTACATGGAGTTGTTAAACATTAGGCCCATACCAGCAGAAAAGGATGATTATCTTTATACCATTGAAGGGCATTACAAACATAGACCAGATCTACTGGCCTATGATTTATATGGAGAATCAAAACTCTGGTGGGTGTTTGTTCAAAGAAATATGGAAAAGATCAAAGATCCTATTTTTGATTTTGTTCCAGGAACAAAAATATATCTACCAAAGAGGTCAAATTTAAGAAAGTATTTAGGAGTCTAGGATGGAAGATTTTACTAGTAGAAAAGTAGTCGCTATAAATCCCTACGCACTGAGTACTGATCCAATAAAAAATTTTAACGAAGACTTTCTTACTTTAGAAGAATTAGAATTTAAAGATCGTGTCAGAGGTATTCTAGAATCTGACCTAAGAGACCCAGAAGGCAGGCTTACCATTAATTTTGATAACAGTCAATATACTGTTGAGGTAGGAGAAATTGAATTTGTTAGTGGTGATAGTCCTGAAGCGGTTAAATTCAAAGAAACTACAGCCACGCTTGACCCACAGGAAAAGAAAGTGTCAGAAGGTGGCGGGATTGAATCAAACCTATCAAACATAGTGCAAAACCCACTAGAGCAGTTTGCTTCTTATAACAGCCTGTGGACTTTAGCGGTACTTACTCCACAACAATTTAATAATCCAGAACTCTATAGAACAGACGATCTTTCTTTTGCTGGGCAGAGTTATGACATTAAGTCCAAGCCCTTTGGCGATTTTGATGAACCAATAACCAGGACCGTCAAATCTTCCATAATTTTTTCATCGGCCGGCAGGGGTGATGAGTATAGACAAAATACCTTTGATACGCCGTTGGGTGCTCCCGAGTATTATATTAATAATTTTAATATGAAGTGCGTGATCTCGGCAAATGAGAGCACGGGAAACTCCAACGCCATGGGATTCAAGTTTGAAATTTATGAACCTTACAGCATGGGATTACTATTACAAACCATGCAAGCAGCAGCCATAAACGCAGGTTACTCAAGTTACCTGGACGATGCTCCGTATGTCTTGAGATTAGACATAACTGGATTTAATCAGGATGGCGCTGTTCTTAGAACCATGAAGCCTAAGTTTTTTGTGATGAAACTCAGCAAATGTTCATTCAAGGTTGACGAGGGCGGAAGCAAATATGAAGTTGAAGCAATAGCATATAATCACGTGGGATTCAGTGACACGATTAATAATGCCTTTACAAAAATAAAAATCAAAGCAGCAGAGCAAGGCACGGTTGAAGAGATGCTTACAACCGGTCCTGAAAGTTTGGTAGCAGTATTAAACAAGAACGAACAGGATTTGGTCAACAGTAGAGCATATGACATTCCTGATCAATATGACATACAGTTTCCACAAGACTCTCAGAGTTTTGTCAGAACTAAAAACCCAGAAACTGATAAGAAGGCAGTAGTATATCCAGGGCAAGCCGGACAAAAGTCAATAGTGAGTCAGAAAAAACAAACAGTTTCGTCCTTTGATGCCAACGATATAGGAAAGGCTAGATTCAAGTACGGAGCAAAGACTGGTGGTAATTTTGATTTTTCTAAGGAAGGAGATGTTTACAACGAGGAAACTGGATTGGTTGAACGAGATAAAATGACCATCGATCCTAATACCAGAGTATTTCAGTTCAAGGAAAAGCAACCACTGACAGATATCATTGTTCAGGTAGTACTTAGTTCCAATTATGCCAAGGCAGCACTTGATCCAGCCAACCTTACTCCGGAAGGTTACATAAAATGGTTTAGGTTGGATGTACAGATAGAATTTCTTGACTTTGATGTTAGCATAGGTGATTTTGCCAAGAAGTATACCTACAGGGTAGTACCATTTTTTGTTCACCACACAATTTTTTCAAATGCTGGAACGGTACCAATAGGGTATGATGTTCTCGCAAGTCAAATTACCAAGAAATACGAGTATATCTACACGGGACAGAATAACGATATTCTAAATTTTGATATTAAGATTGAAAATTTATTTTACAAAGGAGTTGATTCTTCACCTCCACAAATTACCGGAGACGTACAGAATTCAAACAACCAAGGAACTGCTGTTGCTAACACTACTAAAGCCAAAAACTCACAACAAGATCCAAAGAAAGATAACGCAGAAGCACAAGCAGCATTTTTAGGAAAAGCCAAAGTAAAACGTAGTGCTGGGTTGATAAATGATCGAAAAGGTGGCGATGCCTTTAAGGATGTAGAAAGAAAGGTAGCAGAAACATTTCACAAGGCATTCATTGACGGAAGTTCTGCTGATATGGTCACTGTTGACCTAGAAGTTCTTGGCGATACCTACTGGTTAATTGACAGCGGTGTATCAAATTATTTTGCTAAAAAATCTTCTCAAGCGTCAACGATTACTGAAGACGGAACAGCACATTATGAAGGGCAGGATGTCTACATCTACATAAAGTTTGCCACTCCAACTGATGTTGATGTTTATGGCGGATTATATGAGTTTTCTAAATCTTGGACGGATAGTCCATTTAGTGGTATATACAGAGTGTCCGAAGTTGAAAACCTCTTTAATAATGGAATTTTCAAACAAACTTTAAAATGCGTAAGACAACCAGGTCAAGCAACTGACTTCAAAGGAAAACAACTTGACACGACCAAGACCGAGGCGCTGGCATTGACCCTAGATGAAACGGAAGATTTAGTTAATGATGATGAAGAATTTAATGGAGTCATATAATGCCTATTGAAAGACGATTACCTCAGAGTTTTACTGAAAGTGAAAACATGGGGTCTGGCATTAAGTTAGCCAAGGTGGTTAGCGTGTTAGATCCAACATTCAATGGTAGGCTTAAGGTAACCATATTAGACGTACAAGGAAATCTATACGGAGAGGACAATAAAACATTTATTGTGAGCCCCCTATCTCCTTTCTTTGGTTACACTCCGATATCAGAGTTAGGAAGCAATAATCAGGATTTTAACGACACACAAAAATCATACGGTATGTGGTTCGTACCACCCGATGTTGGAATTACAGTTATGGTAGTTTTTGTTGACGGTGACCCAGCCAAGGGCTATTGGATAGGATGTGTACCTCCTTCGTTTGCTAATCATATGGTTCCGGCAATAGGCGGAACAACACAGGTCGATCTAACAGACGCAGATAAGAAAAAATATGATACGAAACAGCCGTTACCGGTTGCTGAAATAAACAAATTAACAAATAGGCAAGACTCAGAAATTGACGCTGAAAAAATTAAGAAACCCGTACATCCTATAGCAGATGCTTTCTTACAGCAAGGACTTCTTGAAGATGACATTAGGGGAACGGTTACTTCAACAGGAAGAAGACAGGCACCAAACAGTGTGTTTGGTATATCGACCCCGGGACCACTTGATAAAAGAAATAAGGCAAAGAGAGCCTCTATAGGTATAAACGAATCTAAAACTCCTGATGCTATTTTTGTAAGCAGATTAGGAGGAACACAATTAGTTTTTGATGACGGTGATGAAAGATACCTTAGAGAAAATCCTCCATCTGTTGGATCGCAACAATACATTGACAAGCTCAATTCAACCGTGGCAGGAACATCAACAAAAACAAATTCGCCAGGACAAACAACAATACCGTATAATGAATATGCTCGACTAAGAACTAGAACTGGTCATCAAATACTTCTTCACAACAGTGAGGATTTAATTTATATTGGTAATTCGAGGGGTACTGCTTGGGTAGAATTAACTTCCAATGGTAAGATTGATATCTATGCTGCTGATAGCATCAGCATTCATTCTCAAAATGATTTAAACATCAAGGCAGACAGAGATATCAACATTGAGGCTGGTAGAAATATTAACATGAAGGCAACGGCCGAATATCAATCACAGTCAGTTCTTCATCGAAAGGACGAAGAAGGTAATCCTATTCCTAAAATAAAAGACGAAGCAGAACTTGAGGCAGGTAGAATTCAAATTGAAAGTGCCTACAACATGAACATTCTGATAGGAGCAAATGGAAGAATAGAAACAAGAACTTATCAAGATGAACTAGATACACCAACTCCAGGAGATCTTGATATTAGTGTAATAGGAAACACAAGAATTAATCAGGCTCTTAATTTAGATGTAAAAACAGGATTAAGGACTTCTCTTACAGCAGGAGCAAACACAGAAATTTTAAGCACGGGGCAGCACATAGAAACAGCATCAGAAATACACATGAATGGTCCTGAAGCGAGAACGGCAGACACTGCCTTGGTAATCACAGATTTAATTACACACAATACCATAGTAACAAATTCTGCGGTTGGGTGGAATTCAAACAAACGTTACCAAGAAGGAACAATCAAATCAATCATGAAGCGTGTACCCATGCATGAACCTTGGGCACTTCATGAAAATTTAGCACCTCTTTTCTTTGCTCCAGACAGCACTGATAGAGAAGTGAGTTAGGAGACTATAACATATGGCTACAATTTATAATAGAAAAAAGGTTGCAGAAAACTCAGTTACCGCAGGAAATTACACCGCTCCAGCATTTACATACAAAGGGTTTAATTCTCGTCAATTAGATAAGGGATACAAACAGTATGATATTGATCTTGTAAAACAGGATCTGATCAATCACTTTTATATAAGAAAGGGCGAAAAACTTGAAAATCCAAGTTTTGGAACCATAATTTGGGATATGATATTTGAACCCTTCACGGATAGTGCTAAAAAGATGATCATAAAAGATGTTGAAACAATTATAAATTATGATCCTAGAATTACAGTAAACTCGGTATTAGTTGACGCCACCGAACAGGGGTTGAGAATAGAAGCAGAAGTGACATACCTACCCTTTAATGTGTCTGAGCGTATGACCTTTAATTTTGATAAAAATCAAAACATAATTAACTGACCACTTTATTAATTATGGTAAATATTATATAGGAAACGGCAATGAGCTCAACATCAAGACAGAACAACTTAATACTTACAGAAGACTGGAAACGCATATATCAGACCTTTAAAAATGCGGATTTCAAGTCCTACGACTTTGAGAATCTACGCAGGGTTATCATTACATATCTTAGAGAAAATTATCCTGAAGATTTTAACGATTACATAGAATCCAGTGAGTACATGGCTCTTATTGATGCTGTTGCTTTTCTGGGACAGAGCCTCTCGTTTAGAATAGATTTAGCCAGCAGAGAAAACTTTATTGAATTGGCAGAACGCAGAGATAGCGTTCTTAGAATAGCCAAGATGCTGAGCTACAACGCCAAGAGAAATACTTCTGCCAAGGGTCTCCTAAAGTTTAAGTCAGTCAAAACCACCGAACAAATTACAGACAGCAATGGTAGAAATCTAGCACAACAAATTGTTAGATGGAATGATCCAACCAACAGCAATTGGTCTGAACAATTTTTATTGGTGCTAAATGCTGCCATGTCAGATAACACAGAATTTGGTAGAAGTCAAGGCGCTGCCGTTATTCAAGGAATTCCTACAGAACAATATAGATTTAGAACCACAAACACAGATGTTCCGATTTACAATTTTTCTAAATCAATTTCAGGACGATCAATGGTTTTTGAAATATTGAGTACGGCTTTCAAGAACAGTGAAGAAATATATGAAGAAGATCCAGTTCCAGGAACACAGTTAGGTTTCGTTTATAGACAGGATGGTCAAGGAGCAGGCAGTGCCAACACTGGTTTCTATTTCATGTTCAAGCAAGGAAGTTTAGAAGTATCTAATTTTAATATTAACGTTCCAACAACAAATGATTCAGTCGCAGTTGAAACAGACGGAATTAACAATAATGACATTTGGTTGTTTAAGATGAATCCAGATGGAACACAGTCAAACAAATGGACCAAGGTTAGCAGTCTTGTAGGAAACAACATTGCCTATAACAGCCTTTCCGGAAACCTTAAAAATATATACGCCGTACGAACAAGAAGTAACGACAGAGTTACTTTAGAATTTGCTGACGGCGTTTATGGAAATCTTCCACAGGGACCTTTCAGACTTTATTATAGAGTATCGAACGGACTTACGTACAGCATATCTCCATCGGAAGTTAGAGGAGTAGATATTTCTGTACAGTATCTTAGCAAGTCAGGAGCAGTTCAAACATTAACCATTGGTCTTGCTTTAGAATCCACGGTGTTAAATGCTTCCGCACAGGAAAC